GTATTTTCATTGACCCAGAATTTGTAATAAATTCCATCTTCAATGTCACCACCAGTTGGAAAAGTTATTGAATAAGCCCCGCCTGAGGATTCAATATAATATACTTTTCCACTATCTTTCTCAGACAATGTAATTGCCGCAGAAAGAAGAGAAGCTTTTTGTTTGTAACTTTGAGTTCCACTACTATTTTCATTTAAATAATCAGCTCTCATCTTATACTCCTTCTAAATTGAAGAGTGCGTGAGTTTCAGGGAGACTTACTTCCAGACCTGCTTCTGTAAGAATCATGTCTTTTCTTAAGTCTTCATCATCTGACTGCACATTAGTAACAATATGAGTATCACGATTAAGTCCATTTCCAACAAGGGGTCTATATGATACATGGTCTAAATCAACCATACACATAAAACCAGCAGCTAATCCTCTAAACAATGGTTCTTTTACTAATGTAATATCACCATGAATAGTATCAACTTTGGTTACTCTATGACCAAAAGAACCTTGAGCTCTTTCAATCATATACTGAGCTTGTGTACTAGCAGTTGAATTATCAATAAAACCACCATCGCCCATCTTGTTGAACTGAGAAATAACCGGAAGTGAACAAAGAGCTAGCTTTGAAGAATTTCCACCACGTGCTGGGTCGAATATTACTTCAAGGTCACTAAGCATATCATCATAAGTCCATTCAGCAGCTGTAACAGATTTAAAGTAAGCTTCGCCCTCATTATAAGAGACTTGCCCACCACCTACTACTGCATTTGATTGACTATTTTTCATGATTTGACCTGCAATTCCTTCAGAGTATTGAATACCCTGAACAGATGCACGTTGACCAAAGAGCATTGCTCTTTCAATATCTACCTTATGTTCCCTTAGCTTTAGATTCCATATCCGTTGCCATTCATCAGCATATCCTCTGTAACGAGTTGCTCTTGCTGTATTTGTCAATTCACAAGCTGTTTTAAAGATTTGGGTATAACCATAATCATTATCAAGCTCACGAGACCAAACATCTGGAGAACCAGAACCTTCTTCAAAAGAAGTCCCGATAACCATACATTTAGTATTGTCATCTACTGCAAGTTCTGCTGAAGCAGCACCGGCCTTGGAGATAGTACGGACTGATGCCGTTGTATAAGCTCCACTATCAGACAGAGATTCAACACGCACAATATTATGTGCAGGTTGATTCGTACTGTCATCATCTTCACCTATAGCTATTACCATACCCTTTACAAGCCAGTCAACACTAGCTCCACCAGAAGTATCGAAAGTAACCGTAGTTAAGCTTCCAGCTGCTGATAAAGTTACTGCCGCTTGGATTAGAAAAGCGCGGTCTGTAATAGCAATTTTGTTTCTATCTTCAAGAAATCTAAACTGAGGGTCATCGGTAGGAACTTTTGCGACCTTTGACAGATAGACAAAGAACGGAGATTCGTCAGGTGCTAAATCAGCGACTCTATCGCTGAAATTATATAACCGTCTTGAATGAACCGTACTGTCTATAACTGCACCGGGGTCGCTATGTTTTAGCTGTCCGCTATTATAAGTTGCCATTTAATGACTCCTATTTCAGTTTATATTAAAGTACGTTTCTCCTATTGCTCCCAGCCATAACACCTTCCCAAGCCCTGTCAACATCAGATTTGACTTCAGGTTGAGAACCTTGTATAACACCGGGGCTTCTAGGAGCTTCCCTAGCGGCTTTCACCGCTTCTAGTGAATCATTTGAAGCTGGTGCATCTCTATTTGTCTCGCCACGCCAAACGTCAATCAGCGTATTAAGACTTAGATTACTTGTCGGATTAGTAGACCAATCCATAAAGGATTTGACTTCACCATCTGACAATTTATGCATATTCTTCAATTCATTCACAGTATTGTTCAAGAGCATCTGTTCATTCATTTTGGACATCTCCCCTTGAACAGCCTGATTAACCGATTGTTGTTCCTGTTGTACTCGGAATTTATAACTTTCGGATTCAGGTTTGTAGTAGGCATCCCAAGGATTAAAATCCTCTTCGGTTAATGATTGTGATTTAGGTTGGTTACTAACAGTACCTTGTTGTGCCTCAACGAACTTCTCGGCCATGTACTTCATATCCTGACGCATTTTATCATTCTCTGATGATTGTTTATCATGCATAGATTGAAATTTCTTTGCTTCAGTTTCCCAGTCTACTTGGTAAGTTTCGCTTTCTGGAGACTGACTTGGAGCAACATCGCCTTGATATTCCCCCTCTGGTCTTGATTCTCCAAATGGATTTCCAGTATCATCAGCAACTTGTTGTTCCTGTTCAACCACTTCATTTATTTCATTCATTGTTTTCTCCTAACTGCGATGTCTTTTAAAGTATATCACGAACTGAACCAAGGCCTTCTTCCACATCATTCATGGCAGACCCTAATTTTTCTACTTGTAGCTTCACCGCGTTATCAAGCTTATTAGCTTGGATTTTCTTATTTGCCTTCGTATCTGACTCAACTCCAGAAAGTTTAGATTTAAATTTTTCAACTTCAATCCTCTTTCTATCGCTAACAGATTCCCTACGTGCAGTTTGCAAGTCACCCTGCAAATCTTTATTTTGCTTAGTCAGTTGTTCTACCTGACTTTGCAATTGAGAAATCTCACCCATTCTCTGAATAAGACCCTCTTTATCAAATATTTCTGGATTCTTCTTTATTACCTCTACCCTATCAATTAACTGAGCTTGATAAGCTTCTAAATAAACACTATACTCAGCCCACTTACTTGTTGGTAATGTAGAACCCGGTTCTATACTAATATCATGTTGTCCAATATGATGACGCTCTTTGGATACATCCATTATTGTTTCTGAGTAATCATCATAGTAATTAGCCATAACTTCATTAACATTGTTATTAGCTTGAGTTAATCTAAAAATCTTTTTAAATGTATAATGACCTTTTGATAGACCATATAGTACCTGACCAAGTTTCCTAATACTAAATTCTATATCCCTTAATTTAGACTTAGGTCTTTCAGCTCCCTGAGCCAGCATTCTTTCTGTACCCCTTACAGTTTCAGGTGCTTTTTCAGCAAACCCATGCATTAGTTCTGGAATACCAAAAGTAAAGTCAATATAAAACTCACAAGATTGTATTAACTTATAAAATTCTCCTGCTAATGGTGTAGGTGCTGGAAAATGAGGTTCTCCCTGAGATGAATCAACTTCTATTACAGCATTTGGATTAGCCCAGTCTTGTTCAAGTTGACTTAAATCATCAACACTACCAATAGGTACAATAAGTTTCAAACCCGCGCTGGCCTGAGCATGAGACAAAGCTAAAGACCAGAGTTTATTCAATAGTCTTTGCATTGGTCTAGCCCTAGAAATATCAGACCTCGGATATGGAGTTCCAGTATATATATTAGGTAAAGGTACGATAGGGTATAAGTCAGTATTAAGGATGGACTCGTACAAAACCACCTCGCCTATGGAACAAACAATACCCACGCGAGTTTGCAAAACTTCTTCAAATTGAGCCATCCCTTTTTCAAAAATACCCGGATTCTTTTCTAAAAACTGTTGAAACTCTGATTCATCTAATATCATCTCTTCTTCACTACGAGAATCAACAATACGATAAAATGGTACTTTTGTTTTATAAAATCTTTCTAATACTTGATATTTTTCCTGATAAGTAAATTCTAAATCTCTAGCCTCATCAGGTGTCCATGTTTTTTGTTGTCCACTATTTTGAGCTGATGGAAAATCTTCATCTGTATAAGATGATACATGCTGAAGTAATCCCGGTTCTTCTTCTCCAGTTTCTTCATTAACTTTAGGCCCAAGTTCTGGATATAATGTTAATACTTGTTCTCCAGTAAGAATAGTAGATAATATAATATTCTCAGCATCATTAAACCATCTATCTCTAGAAGAAGATGGTATATATACTCTAAATGGGTCTACACAAGTAAACTTTACTTCCCCTTTTCCAAAATCAGCTTCAGTATCAATATAAGCATATAAATATCCCATTCCTGTAGTAGAATGGTCATGTATAGCTTGTTTTAAATTAGTATTGCCATCAGATATCTCCCAAATATAACTCATAACAATACGCCATAGTTTAGCAACCTTTATATCTGAGTCTTCTCTAGGTATAATTGTAAAAGCAGGTGCTCTAGAAGTAAGCATAGCTTTCATCTTTTCTACTGCTGGGCCAACTCTATCCATAGGAACAGCAGCTTGATTTCTATGCTCTAGGTCATCTACTTCATTATCTTCAAAGTGATTGCCATAGAAAAAGTCAATATCTGTACGAGCTTCTGTATCCCATCCGGAACGAGCATCACGATATCTATCAAACAGTTCCTTAGTTAATTTAGCTCTAGGGTCTTCAGGTATTTGCATTGTAAGGAGAGAATATATATATAAAAAGCATAGCTTGTCAAGCTATAAAGCAATCTTTTTTAATTTGCTCTAGCTCCAGTAAACCAATTATACTTTTTATTAACTTTGCGTTCTTTTATATTACCATACTCATCTTTTGTCATTTTCTTGCTTAATGGTGGTTTAGCATAGTAATCAGCATAATATAAAGCATCCATTAAGTCATCATTCTTAGGGAAAGGATGTTCAAAGAACTCATCTACTAACTCTGTCATATTTCTATTTATATATAATTTCTTACTATTTACTATTGGCCCAAGACTTGTTTCCAGTCTATCTTCTTTTTTTATACCACCGGGAGGTCTAACCCCCTTAAAGATACCCGGCATTAATCTTCTATCTTTAGTAGCCATACGAGTAACCATATCTCTTACCATTTCCTGAGCAGCTACTGTTTCAATAGTAACTCGTTTAACTGGTTGATATTTCTTTGCCATAGCAATAATTTTATCAGGTAAATCAAATGTAGGTATTCTTTCTCTAAAATACTCAAGTACATAACGATTCTTTTGTTTATCCATAGCTATTACTACAATAGCCTGAAAGTCAGACTTCTTTGTAGCTGTAGCTGCTATATCAACTCCAATATAAATATTTACTGGTATCATATCATCGCCAGCATCTAAATAAGCAAACTTATCTTTTGATACAAAATTATATTTATGATACTGAATCCTATCAATTTTAAAAGCAGCATCTGATATATCCCTAGCATCATTCATATACTCTTGAGCATATTTATTTACAAGACCAGCTTCAATAAATTCTCTTTTCTTAGCTGCTAACTTCTTTAATGGGAATTGTTCAGGCCATAGAGGTTTATCATTTTCAATAGCTTTGTAAAATGTCATATCCCAAGGATAGTCACGACCATCTTGTTTAGCTTGATTAAATCCCTCTACTACCATTTGTAAGAAACTATCATAATGAACAATAGTGCCAGCCATCCATATCCATCCCTCATTACCGGGAGATTCTTCTAATGCTGGGAATACTGTAGATACAATCCATTTTTTAATCTCAGCTCTACGTTCAGGTGTTTTGGTATTTAACTCTGATTCAAAGTCATCAAGGATAATACCAGTATATCGAACATCAATCTCTGTTCTACCTCTTAATCTCTGAGAAGTACCCTTTGCTATAAGTCTATCTCCCTTTGCTGATACAATATCTTTTTCAGTCCATCTATTACCAGCACTATCTCCGGCCATATCACCAAAATAGTATTTTATCTTATCATTTATTTCTAAATGAGTCTTAATATACTTTAGGTGGTCTATAGATTGACCTTGTTCTTCAGCAACCCAAGCTATAAACAATCTTGAACCCTGTGGAGAGAAACACATTTTATGAAGTATTGCTGCTTTTGATAGAATAGATTTACCAAAACCTCTAGGAAGTATATTACATATTCTAGCACCCGGTTTAGTTGATATTAGTTTTTCAGCTACCTCATAGTGAAATTTAGGGGAAGCACTCTTATTTAAGAAATCTTTTGGTAAAAAGGCTCTACCAAAGTATATTAAGTCAGTATATGACTTTTTTAGTACATCATCATTAATCTTAGATTCAGATGGTGGTGGTACTATGTTAAATGGTTTAGGTTTCTCCAAAGACATCTACATTATCCTCATTTCCAATCATTATAAGAACATCGTTATCAAGATAGATAGAATAACAATGTTTACAACTATATCCTAGTGGTACATGAACTTCATTAAATACCACATACTTTTCTCTTCTTTTTAAAGCACTCTTACATACTTTACATTTTCTTATAGTACTTGTTACTACAGGCATGACATCCAATGGTATATCGCTACGAGATATCTTTTTCGGCATGTGCAAGCACTTTAGTTTTTGAAACATCCAATTCTTTTAATTGTTCATTAGTAAAACCTTGAAATACAGTTAGAGACTCTGTTTTCTTATCACTAGGGAACATACCTGATATTTTCATTAGCATTTCTATGGCCCGTAACTTATCTGAATCACGACCATCATGATTATCTATAATATTCTTTGCGTTGTGTAATAGGTATTCCTCATCTATACCAACATTACCTAGCATTTTCTTTACTTCTTCACTAACCAATTTCTGTACCCTTTCAGTTTTTAGAAGAGAATTTGAAGCTGTCTGAGCATATTTAGAATTATCTGTTGGATATACTCGTAAGTAAGCCTGCTCTGGAGGCATTCCATTAGCACAGTATTTAGCGAATATAACTTCTCTTCTAGTTGGTTCTTCAATTTTATCCTTACTATGTCTTGGTTTAGTTGATTTTGTGAATCTATATATATCATCTGCTGGTTTACCACCAATATGTATATTCTCTCTTATCGGGTATGTTCCTAGTAAAGTACGGATATATTCCTTACCATTACTAAAAACACCCCGTTTTAGAACCTTACATACTTGACCATCATCAGTTAATATCCATTGTCCAGTTTTAGATTCACGCCAATCTTCACAATAATCATCATCTTCATTATCAAAGAACTCATCCTTATTATGATAAAGATGTTCTTTTCGGTTTTTTATTAATTTAGAAAACAAGTGTCACTCCCGACCAAATTATTACGTCGCCTAACCAACGCCCTCCGAACACTTTATTTATTTCCGTCTATTAACTTACCCCAAACAAATGTTTTACCATTTGTAATATCAACTACATCTAATCTAAAGTCGCCATTAGGAAACCAATCAATTATACCAAAGGCATGTGACCAGTTAGTATGTCTACCTTTTAACCATATATTGGATTCAGATGACATATCTTTCAAGCAACCGAGACTAAATGAATGATGGGCCCCATCTACATGAGTTACACCCATCCTTTGTACATCATGCACATGGCCATAGACTATATTCTTCCCTAGATTCTGGGAATGTTGTCTAGTATGGTTATAACTAGAGTAATGACCACCATGATAAAAATATAATTTTCCTAGTTTAAGGTACTTTCCGTAAGCATAGTACTTATACCCCCGCTCTTTAAGATTCATGATGTTTTTGAACTGATATTGCTTCAAATAAGGGTATTCCTCTACAAACATATTCAGCCAGTTATCGTGATTTCCCTCAATCATGTGTTTTTCTTTACATTTCACTGATTTCAGCACATTATCGAACAAATCAAGTCCATCATTTACTTTTTGAGCATCTATTGCTAAATCTTCTATGGTATATTCAAGTGGCGGTCTCTTACGGCGCTTATATCGCCAAGGGGAAACACTATGCCATTCGCCTAAATCGCCCAAGCAGACGAATATATTAGGTTTTACCATCTTTATAGCCTTTAATACACAGTTTATAGCAGCATCATCCTGTACAGGAAAATGTATATCTG